ATGTAATCAGAAAAAGTTCAGTCAATCCACAGACGGAGGCTGCTTTGGAATATATTAACAAATTTGGTAAATTACCAGTGCAGGATGCACGACAAAGAGGAGGAAAAAATGCCAAACGTAAAGAAAAATAGAAACGCAGGGGGAATGAAATTTCCTAGCACAAAAGAAGGAATGGCTCAAGCAAAGCAATATTCCATGCAATCTGGCGGAAAGGTTGAGTTAGATAAAATGGAAATGGGCGGAATGATTAAAGAATATTTACATGGTGGAATGGTTCACAGTCCAATGATGTCACCAATGATGCAAGGCGGAATGTCTTACAAGAAAGGTGGCAAAGTAGAAATGGATAAAATGATGGGCGGTGGAAAAATACATTATGGTAAAAAGAAGATGCCTCATGGTGGTAAAGTCCATGGTAAGAAAAAAATGGGCGGTGGCGGAATGGTATACGGAAAGAAAAAGAAGTAATGGCAATATTCGTATACGATAATAATAAAGGAAAAGTTGTTGAAGTTGAGCACGCTCCTGTTAGATTAAATAATACAAAAGACCATGTCAATATGAGAACTACTTGGAGTAGTCAAACCAAGATAGAGTTTTCATCAAAGACAATGGCTCAAGATATAGCTGACAGGAGAAATGGCTAGTGGAAACATTTTCTAATCAAGTTGATGCGTTAACAGGATTTAGCACTACAGACAATGATGCGTTAAGTGATTGGTTGACTTCTGGTGCTCGTGAAATAATCAACATGATGCCCAGAGATTTAAAGAAAAAATGCACTACAGAAACCACATTAAATAATTCTGCTACAACCATGGATATGGATGGAGTGGGAGAAATTTTGTACGTAAATAGACTTTCTGCTGATACTGGAGGAAGCAGGATTCCATGTAGAGAAGTATCATCAATGTATGGAGAGTTGTCAAATGATGATAATAGTATTTATAAAGCAAGCGAAACAGACCCTGTATATTGGATTTTAAGCTCTGGAGATGCTGCAATACTAAATGTTATACCAACACCTACAGCAAATCAAACAGCAATTGTATATCATGTAGGTTATCCTACAATAGCTCATGGAGATGGAGCATCTGGTATTCCAAATTTTCCTGATGAATTAGAATATCTTGTAGTTTTATATGCTGCAATAAAAGCATTAGAGGCACGAGCAATACTTGAAGAAGACCCAGAACTATATTTACCATTAATACAAAATTTAAAACAAGATTATACGCAAGGATTACAACTTTCTGGAATAATTGCTTCACAAGGAGCTAAATAATGACAGTTAAAAATATTATTGAACAAGCAGAAAAAATGTTTGGAAGACAGCCAGAACAATATATGTTTCAATTAATTAATGATGCATTAGATGCGATAGCTGCAGAAAAACAACACAACACAAAAGAAAAAATAGTTGATTTAAAAGTAAAGCAAAGATGGTATACATTAGATGATGATGTAATTGATATTACACGTGTTGAAGTTAAAGATACAGATGGTAGATACGTAATGATACCAAAACTTGCAGACCCACACAAATTATTAAGAGGTGATACTGATGAGGCAGATGACTCACTTGTATAGGAGAATATATGGCCAATAGAAACTTTCCAAATGATTATTATGCATGGTACAATGACGATTCAAGGCTTGGTATTTTATCAAAAACAACTACATCAGACACAACTACATCAAGAGAGTTGTATGACACATTCCAAGGAACTGGTGATTTAAATGGAAGTATAACAGCCTCTAGTACTGGAGCTGGTTCTACTGTTGTTTTTACATCGGCCTCACATGGACTTGCTGTTGGAGATAGAATATCTATTACAGGAACAACTACTTATGATGGCAATCATGCAGTTACAGCAAAAGACACAAATACATTTACAATTTCTGCGACAAACAGTACTTCTGATGAAGGAGCTTCTGACAACTCAGTCCAATTTACATCTTTATTTGTTGATAATGGATTAAGATATACTTATCGTGCAAAGTATACAGCAATAACATCACAAATAGATGGGTCACAATTACCTGTTGATTTAAAAACAGCATCAGGATTAGATAGTGGCTTACACCCCATGGTTCTTTGTTATGTAAAAGCAAGATTATTTGAAGATGCAGGAGACATTGAAAGAGCATCATATTACAGAAGAATGTTTGAATCTGGAGTCCATAAGTATCCATTACGTAAATCTGGCGTTAGAGCACTAGCTGTGCCACGAATATGATAAAAGATAGACTGCAAGAAGAAGTTCAGGCATACAATGCATTGAATGAACAAAAAAAAGAATTAGAGTTAAAGCTTGGTGGCATCAGTAAAGAAATGTTAAAGATACTTGGCAAGATAGAACTGCTAGAAGATTTGGAGAAAAACAATGATAAGTAAAAACGCAAAAGACAGAAGAAACCCTAGCTATAAAAAAGGTGGCAAGGTAAAGTCTAAAGTAAATGAGGCTGGTAATTATACAAAGCCTGGAATGAGAAAGCGTTTATTTCAATCAATCAAGGCTGGCTCAAAAGGTGGCCCTGCAGGTGTTTGGAGTGCTAGAAAAGCACAGATGCTTGCAAAAAGATATAAAGAAAAAGGAGGAGGGTACACATCGTGAAACTTTCAAAAAAACAAAAAAAGATTGCAAAAGCTGCAGCACCTTTCAACAAAATTACAGGAGCTGATTTCAAAGCATTGCGTCAAAATGATGCAAGAGAGCGTAGTTCACGCATACAGTAATGGCTCTTAAAAAATCACAAAAATCTTTAAATAAATGGACTGGTGAAGATTGGGATTATGTCAGTGCAAAAGATAGACGTAAACCTAAATCAGAACGTGGTAGATATTTACCTAAGTCTGTAAGAGAAAGTCTTACACCAGCACAAAAAGCTTCTGAAAACAGAAAGAAGCGTAAAGCTACAAAATCTGGTAAAACACATGCAAAATATGGTAAGGCTGTATTATCAAAGATGAGAAATCGTTAATGCAAAAAAAAGATGCAAGATTAAGACGTGCTGGAGTATCAGGCTATAACAAGCCTAAGCGTACTCCTGGACATCCAAAAAAATCACATATTGTTGTAGCAAAAGAAGGTGATAAAGTTAAAACAATACGATTTGGTCAGCAAGGAGTAAAGACAGCAGGTAAGCCTAAAAAAGGCGAATCACAGAAACAAAAAAATAGACGCAAGTCATTCAAAGCAAGACATGCAAAAAACATTGCTAAAGGCAAAATGTCTGCAGCATATTGGGCTAATAGAGTTAAATGGTAGAAACAATGAAAACAAATTTAGTTGCAGTCACAGGTATAAGTGTTACCTGGATTGAATGGCTTCCAGTTACAGTTAGGGTACTGGTTGGACTTGCATCATTTGTATACATCTGTGTAAAGATAAAAAACGAACTTAAAAAATAGGTTTATATGAAAAAAGATAAAGGTGTTGTAAAACGAGTATTCGTTACACCAGATAAACACTTTCCATTAGCGGATAAAAAAGCAATAAGCGTAGTTAGGAAAGCAATAGAAATAGTAAAGCCTGATGCATACATAGACATAGGCGATGTTGGTGAATGGCATGGATGCTCTCACTGGCAATGGGCAAAGAAAAAAAGGCCACCATTAGAATATCAGTTGCCTTTTATTGACAAAGACGTAAAAGATGTAAATGCAGGAATGGACTTAATTGATGAGTCTTTAGATAAAGCAAACTGCAAAGAAAAATATATGATTGAGGGTAATCATGACGACTGGATGAACAAGTTTGTTAATGAAAATCCATACTTAACACAATATAGGTTTAACGAATGCGTAAAATTAAAAGAAAGAGGATACAAATATTACAAGGCTGGAAAGTATTTAAAGATTGGAAAGCTACACTTTTACCATGGCCATCACTTTGCGGGTGTTCATCATACAAGGAATCATCTAATACGACTGGGAGCGAATGTAATGTATGGTCATCATCACGATATCCAACAGTCGTCAATGACTCACATAGATGGACCCAAGTCAGCATGGAGCATTGGTTGTTTGAAAGACATGAGCGATGAAGAGAATGAGTGGCTTGGAGGCAGACGTATTAACTGGTCACATGCATTCGCCATCGTTGATTTTTACACTAGGGGTCATTTTACAGTACATGTTATACAGATAATTCAAGGTAGAACATCATTGTGGGGTGAACTAATAAATGGATAATTATGGAAGAGCAATTACAAAAACAAGCGGAAGGTATCTTAGGGAACTGGGTATGGTTATTTGTATCTGGAGTTGCTCTTTTATTATTTAAATCCACAATAGAAACTGTGGTTGAAGGCTTAAAGGTCTTCATGGGGAAAGATTTAAATACGGATGATGTTGTTGTTCTTGATGGCAGACCAGCACGATGTATACGAGTAGGAATATGGAAGACAACATTTTTTGCGTATGATATAGGAATGGCAGAAGGAAAGCCTTATGTCAAAGGTGGTACAAAGATACAAATACAGAATGATAAGCTGAAAGACCACGTAATTGAAAGGCCATTACAGATGCTTGATTTAAGCAAGTGGGAGGAAAGATAGTATGGGGACGTGATTATGATTATGATGGCTGTAGGGCTAGGTATATTTCTTGAAAACTATGAAAGTAAAAATCCATGTCCAAGTCATTGCATGATTAATCATGAACATATTATAAGTAAAGATGCTGCAGAAGATAGTGATAGATAAAGTAATTCAGCTTGTTGCAAAAAAATTTAAGATAAATAAAATCTTAGATTATGTTGAAAAACCTAATGAGCTTGATGTAAAAGTTGATAGCATAGAAACCACTTTGCTTCAGCATGGTAGGTTAATAGAATTTTTAATTAGAGACTCGCACCCAAAAAGAGATTTTGTGGAATGTGAGAAATGTAAGAAACCAATCAAGGAGAAAGAATGAAGAATGTAGTAGCAATCATAGTAAAAAACTTGTTTAGCGAAAAAGTGCTGAAAGAAGTTTTTGTTAAAGTTGGAGACTATTTAGTAGCTTCATCAAAAAATAAATTAGATGATAAAGTATGGGACATTTGCAAAAATAAATTAATGTAAATGGCAAAACAAGAATACAAAATATTAAGATTTGAAGGGGGCACAAATACTAAATTTGACCCAAGAGATATTGGTGATAATCAAAATGCATATGCAGCACTGTCTGTAAGAAAACCTGGAAGACTTGTTAAGGAAGGTGATGCTAAAAACTTGTATGAAAAGACAGGTATTAATAATCATGCAATAGGAGCAATAAATAACACACCGTCAACAGGTGGCTTCTCTAAAGGATTTGGATTATTTTCATTTTCACATGATTACAATATGGACACACCTCCAGTTGAAATTGACACAGATTATATTGTTATTAATGATGCAAATGAAATTGATATTTATGACCCTAATAAAGATGGTGGTGCAGACTTCAGAGATAATCAATTTACATTAGGTTCAAGAACTCAGACTGTAAAGCCTGAATATTATAATGTTGATGGAGCATTAAGAGTATGTGATTCAAACTTTGAAGTTATTGATACAACAGAAAATGTAGCAATGACAGCTAATGCAGCTATTACAAAAAATGATATAACTATAAAACACACAACTGGAACAATACCTGAAGGTTCAATAATACAAATCGACCAAGAAATTATGTATGTTACAAATGGTTCAAGTAATAGCACAGATATAAAAGTAATAAGAGGATTTGCTAATACAAGAATAGCAACACATGCACATGATACAAATATATTTTATGTTAATGTTCCTAAATATTTTGGACACATAAAAGCAGATAGATTATTTGAATGTGCAAGGTCAAACTCTGTAAATGCATGGACTGAGGACGTGCAGACTCCACAGCCTCCAAACAATACACGTAAGTCAGATGGAACAACAGGAACGCTTGCTAGCAGTGCAGGCATACAATCATTAAGAGTATATGATATAATTGAAGGAGCTACAGCCAATTATCCAGCTGAGTCTGAAAAGGTTGTGCTTGAATTTGGTGAGTCTGCACCTAATATTGGGATTTTAAAAGTAGACGCTGCAAGCAATGGTAGAATTAACGTAACAACTACAAATACTCATGGACTTGCGGTAGGAGAAACAATAAATATATCAGGCACAGTTTCTACTGTAAATAGTATTGCTGGAGAACATGAGATTAAATCTGTGTCTGGAACAACTTTTAGCATTGATATTGATGGCTCAAATCAAAGTCTTGTAAATTATGACGATGATGTTTATAGAGATGAAACAACTACGTTTACTGCTCATACAATTCCTAATACAGTAAAAGTAACTCTTGACGATAATCAAATGCCTACAGGCGTTGGAACATATTTTGTAAATATATCAGGGCAAACAGGAGCAACATCTTTTAATGGTATTAAGCTTGCTAATGAGATAGATAATGATAATTTTTATTTTAGTGATGTTAATGCTTCATCGTTTTCAGCAAGTGGAACGACTACAATTCAACTTTTATTAGGCGTGGTAACAGTTGTTGGAGAAAATTCAATTAATGAAGACTTAAAACGTAAATGGAATTTTGCAATGTCATTTACATATGATGGTCCAGGGCAAGAGGTTCAAGAGTCTTTATTGACTCAAGGACATAAAATCACAGCAGTAACTCAGTCTTCTGGAGCATCAAACTTATTAAACACGACTGGTGGTACTTTAGCGTCTGATACTACTTCTATAGTAGTTGACGATACTTCGGTTTTTTCTGTAGGCGATATTATTATGATTGAATCAGAGCAAATACAAATAGGTGCTATCGACAATGGAACTAATTTATCAAGTTGCGTAAGAGGGTTTAACAACTCAACAGCAGCTGTC